CCAAGCTACCTTTAGAGCATGACCTTTAAACCCTACACCTTGTAGGACTATATAGAGCTGCTTTGGGGTTAACTTCTTGGCGGTCATATACTCGCCAATAGGGGTTAGGCAGACCTTTACAGGCGCTGTAACCGCTTTTGCTGAAATTGTTAGAAGGTTGCTAAAAATAAGAACCACTACTATGAATAACTTTATATGATTTTTCTTAACATTAAAATTCACACTATCTCCTCGGCTTGAGAGCCAACCCGAATCTTTTACCTACTGTCACTAGATAAAAAATAGCTCAGCGTCTGTCTGCCGAGCTAGTTGCAACTCTTTTTGTTTCGTTGTTAGTGTTAGAGGCTATTACCCCTCTATGCAATATAATACCAGTAGTTACAGGGTTCAGGCAACACCCAACTCAATATAGTGTATGATTAATATCATATATCCATTGGAAAGGGCGCCAAAGTGAGAATTCAGCGTATTATTACGAAACAGGGGCATGCTGTGCCTAAAACAGCGGGTAATCCAAAAGGCCCTTTTCCACCTGAGCTTTACCAAAGAACTGAAATAATTACAGAGTATGTGCCACTAGATGATGAGATGCCTATTGGCAGTACGGCGCAGAATAACTTTACAGAACCACGTTCATTTAGGTGTAGACTATGTGATGAGGTTATGTTTGAGCACAAGACGGCAGATCATATTTGTGAGGAATTAGATGGCGAAGACGCATGACGTTGGCAAGTTTTACTGGCATACTATGGTTTATCCGGTAAAACCCCCAGTACTTTTAGATAGAGCAGAAACTCAAGAGATTGAAGGCAAATATCGTGGGGGTAATGGTTGGGCAATACGTTTACCGTTTACAAGACTATCTATTGTTGTAGGTAAGTGGGGAAAAGCATATGAAGAACGTGCGGCTCTTACCAGAGCTATAAATGGTAGAGCAATAGAAGAAAAAGCGTTTGATTGGGACACCGTTAGATTTGGGGCAGAATATGAAGATCTTTAATCGTAAAAGTAAAAATGTAAAAGAATTAAGCAAAGTACGACGTAGAGTAGCTACCCTACCTACAGGAGAACTATTGGGTTGGACAGATCAAATTATTTATTCGGTTGGTCGTAATCTTTCAGCTTGGCAAAAAACTCAAAACAAAAGCTCATTAGATGAGGCCCAACTAGGTGCGGAAGCTTTACACGCTATTCTGGACACCCTTAAAGAAAGAGCTGTTTAATGGACGACATGGAAGAAGAGTTTGAAGATATAGGGGTTGATGAAGAGTTAGATCTTGAAGAGGGTGATCTTCCCGAACAACCAGAACCTGAAATGGATGAGCTCTCCAAAGAGTTTGTAAAAGCGCTGGTAGATAAGATTATGCAGTTTATGGAGATGCTTGTAGGCCATGACCTTCACCCCTACCAAAAGCCACTAGCACGACGAGTTATTGAGTCAGTAATTATTAATGATGGGGAAGAGATTACCGCTCTGGCCTCACGTCAGTCCGGTAAGTCAGAGACTATCGCTAATACCGTAGCAACTCTTATGGTTATTCTTCCACGCCTAGCTCAGATGTATCCAGAGCTATTAGGTAAGTTTGGGGATGGTATTTGGGTGGGGATGTTTGCTCCTGTACAAAACCAGGTAGAAACACTATACGGCCGCACAGTATCTCGCTTAACTAGTGAGCGTGCTATGGAGATATTTGGTGACCCAGAGATTGACGATATTCCAACAAAGACCCCTGGAGTTGTAAGAAACCTTAAACTTAAGAAGTCTGGCTCAACTATTATGATGATGACAGCTAACCCAAGAGCTAAGATTGAATCTAAGTCGTTTCACTTAATTATCATTGATGAGTGTCAAGAAGCTGATGACTTTGTAGTTTCTAAGTCTATTGCTCCTATGGGCGCATACTATAACGCCACCATTGTTAAGACTGGAACCCCTACAACCCACAAGAACAATTTCTATAGAGCTATCCAGCTTAATAGGCGCCGCCAAACCAGTGCTCGTGCAAAGCAGAACCATTTTCAATGGGACTGGAAAGATGTTGCCAAAGTGCAGGCAAACTATGAAAAGTTCATCAAAAAAGAGATGCTACGTATTGGAGAAGACTCAGATGAATTTCAGCTCTCGTATAACTGCAAGTGGTTACTTGAACGAGGAATGTTCATCACATCTTCAATCATGGATGATCTTGGAGATACATCACAAGAGCTCGTCAAGAGTTACTTTAGATCCCCGGTTGTTGTCGGCATTGACCCTGCCCGTAAGATGGACTCAACGGTTGTTACCGTGGTCTGGGTTGATTGGGATCGTCCTGACGAGTTTGGTTACTACGATCATCGTGTTCTAAATTGGCTTGAGATTCAGGGAGATGACTGGGAAGAACAATACTTCCAGATTCAACAGTTCCTATCTAACTATGATGTTCTTGCTATCGGCGTAGACGCTAATGGTGTGGGAGATGCTGTAGCCCAGCGTCTAAAGATACTTATGCCTAGAGCTGAAGTGATCTCGGTTACCTCCAGCCCAACAGAACAATCTAAGCGCTGGAAACACCTACAGTCTTTGATTCAACGTCAGATGGTCTCATGGCCAGCCCATGCTAAGACTAGACGACTTCGTATTTGGAAGAAGTTCTACCAACAGATGACAGATGCAGAGGTACAGTACAAAGGCCCTAACTTCCTGGTAGCAGCCCCTGATGAGGCCCACGCACACGACGATTTTGTGGATTCTCTAGCTCTGGCCTGTTCTCTGACCCAAGAGATGGTTATGCCTACTGTAGAGGTTAGCGCTAGCCCGTTCTTTTAATTATTGTATTTAATGTGACAAAACCTTCAGTACAAGCGAGAATTAACCCTGAGGACCTCAATCCCAACCCTATAGGAGAATAAACAAATGGCAATGGAAAATATTGCACCAACACCTCAGTTCCCTGAGCGTGTAGGCACAAGCTATGAGCGCAAGTTCAGCCCAGCAACACCCGGCCTCCGTGGCCCACTTCGCTTTGAAGAAGGTATTGCAACAGACACAGACGTTCCAAATGATTTCCAAGTTGGCTTGGATCAGGGTTACGACACACCAGCTGGTCGTCCTAACCACAACGAGAATGTCTTTGAGAAGTATCCAGAAGAGACAATGAAGGAGCGTGCACACGTAGGCTCAGCTTCATGGGTAGAAGCACCAACATACCTTGGTGAGTTTGCACAGGGTAACTTCGGAGATCACTCTCAGACTGTTATCGAAGAAGTTGTACGTTCAGGTGGCCGCTATGGTCGCATGAACCCTGCTTCAGTTAACGACTAAGTACTGTATACTAATGTTGTCCCCGGTCGCAAGGCCGGGGATGATATAGAGGAGAAGCATGGCCAACGTTGATAAGTACCTAAAAATTCACGAAGCAATCGTTAACCAAGCTAAAGCTAGATATCCAAAACATAAGGGCAAGGGCACAGCACCAGAAGCTAATAAAATTATTAGTCAGCAGTGGGGTCTTGTAAGTGCAGGCTCTCCTAAAAGTTTAAAAGAAGCTGATCCAAAAGCAGTTGACTGGGACAAAGTTAAAGCAGATAGAGAAAAAGAAAAAACTGCACGCAAGAAGCGTGAAATGAAGAAAAAAAACTTCGTAGTTTGAGGGCAAACATGATTGGAATTAATTAATGGCCGGTGGTATTGATTTTAGTCCTCCGTCGTATAGAGCGGCGTCGAGTGATTTAACTATCTCAATTTCTCCACTAGGTCTTGTAGAACTAGCGGATGAAGAGTTCGAAGTACACGGTCCTCGTTTAAACCGTTACTCACTTAACTGGGCGATGTATTTAGGCCATCACTGGTCTTATCGCCGTGAGACTGGCGAATCCCAGATGGTTTACAACTATTACCGTGCTTTCACAGATTACATTATTAACTTTACATTTAGCCGCGGAGTTCAGTTCCGCAGCCCAACCGCAACAGAAGCAATCATTCCGGACATCTTAAAGCGTGTGTGGGAAATTGACAATGATAAGAACGGCGTCCTATGGGAAATGGGACAGCAGGGCGGCGTATCTGGAGACTGCTTTGTTAAGGTAGCATATGAAGAGGGCTTTGAAGACTCTGTAGGACATTTGACCCCAGGTAAGGTACGTATCCTTCCACTTAACGCTTCTTTCTGTTTTCCTGAGTTCCACCCACACGATCGTTCACGATTGATTCGTTTTAAGCTCAAGTATCGTTTCTGGGGCACATCTATTGAGGGAACTCGCCAGGTCTATACTTACACTGAAATCTTGACTGATGACCGCATCGAAGAATACATTAATGACGAGCTTATTGATAGCCGTCCTAATCCTATTGGCGTAGTCCCAGTCATTCATATTCCTAACGTACGTGTATCGGGCTCTCCTTGGGGACTGTCCGATTGCCACGACGTTATCACCCTTAACCGTAACTATAACGAAGTAGCTACCGATATTGCAGATATCATCAACTACCATGCGGCCCCTGTAACGGTTATTACAGGAGCTAAGGCCTCTGCCCTTGAAAAGGGCCCTAAGAAGGTCTGGGGCGGCCTTCCAAAGGAAGCCCAAGTATTTAACCTAGAAGGTGGCGGACAGGGCCTTGTAGGGGCCATGGAGTACCTTAAAGTGGTAAAGACAGCCATGCATGAGATGGTCGGCGTACCAGAGACCGCCCTTGGCCAGGTACAGCCTATCTCTAACACTTCTGGTGTTGCTCTTTCTATCCAGTATCAGCCTTTGATGAACCGCTACCAGCAGAAGCTAGTTCAGTATGGTGAAGGTCTTCGACGCATCAATGAGTTAGTTCTTAAGACTCTTGCCTTTAAAGAGCCTGAGATGTTTACATATAATCCTCTATATAATGGTCCTATTAAGCCTAATCAGCTAACAAAGCTAGACTTGAATAGCCCAATCACTTACGAAACAATTATTCATTTTGCACAGCCATTGCCTCTAGATAAGATGATCGTTCTCAACGAAATTCAGATGAAGATGCAGATGAACCTAGAATCTCGTGAAGGTGCTCTACGCCAGCTTGGCGAAGAGTTCCCAGCAGAGAAGCTCGAGGAAATTCGTGCAGAGCTTATTGCCGATGCTAAGGGCGACGGAGCCGTCAACCTTATCAAGCAGCAGATTAACTCAGCTATCACTTCCCTAACCGGAATGATGCCTGATGGCACTACACCTCCAGGAGCAGCTCCAGGAGACGGAACAGGTGCCGGTCCTCTAGGACAGCCTGGGGTTATCACTCCGTTTGAGGAGCAGACTCTAGGTCAGATTCAGAACGACCTTGTCACTGAGGCCTATGGAACTAAGCTTCCACAATGGCGTTCAGGTGATCAAAGGGGCGGATCAGATGATGGATTCAAGGGACAAAACGATTAGCTTTTAGCATGACTACATTCAAAATGTTTGTCATGCTATATACCAAACAAACCCGCAGGTCATCGTGGCATTAAATCGGACAACGACCTCTTAAACCTAAAGGAACAATCATGTCAGAACAAGCATCTCCACTTGTAACGGATGCAGTGGCTCAAGAAGCTTTCCAGATGGAAGCTAAAGGAACCCCGGCCCCTACAGCAAGCAATACAGTGGCTCAGTCTCAGTTCGTAGAACAAAAGACTTACACTGAGGAAGACCTCAAGCGTGTACGAGAGCAAGAGAAAAACAAGCTCTACGATACAATTGAATCATTAAAAGGAGAAGTTACGCTTCTCGCTAAAGACCGTGAAGAACGTCTATCAGAAGCAGAAAAGGCTCGTGCAGCTCTTGAAGAAGAAGCTCGTAAAAAGGCCGAAGCTGAGATGGACACACGTCAGCTACTCGAACTAAAAGAAAAAGAGTGGCAGTCGCAGCTTGAAGAAGTGAAAAAGGAAAACGCACGCAATCTCGCGTTAGTTGAACGTGAACGTCAGTATGCCGCTCTTACAGAGTATCGTAACCGTCGTGTTCAGGAAGAACAGGATAATATTATCCCTGAGCTTGTAGATCTAATCTCAGGAAATACTCCTGAAGAGATTGAACAGAGTATTACTAGCCTTAGAGATCGTTCCTCTAAGATTCTAGAATCGGCACAGAGTGCTTTAACATCTGCCCGTCGTGAGATGGTCGGAACAAAGCCTACTTTGCCACCAACCATGGAAAATAATTCGGACCAACAACAGTTCTCTGCGGAACAAATTGCCGCAATGTCGGTTAGCGAATACGCGAAGGTTCGTGATCGTCTCGGAATGGGACGTAGCGCGGACAAAGGAATCTTTGGTTAAAAACTAAATATAGTAAGTCTAATCCCCCAACATATATGAACAAGGAGTAACACCGACATGGCATCAGCCGTAACAGGTACCGGCAATCTCGCCGCAGCACCTACCGCGTATTCTGGTTCTAACAGCCAGCTTACACAAGCAATTCAGACCATCTGGTCTAAGGAAATTCTATTCCAGTCAATGCCTATCTTGCGCTTTGAGCAATTCGCAGTCAAGAAGACAGAACTTGGCGTAGCCCCTGGTCTCCAGATCAACTTCATGCGTTATAACAATCTCGGATTTGCCGCACCTTTGGTTGAAGGCGTCCGTATGTCAACAAACGCATTGACAGCACAGCAGTTCTCAATCACTGTAGCAGAGCATGGCTTTGCAATCGCAGTATCAGAGCTTCTCCTCAACGCATCATTCGATGACGTTATGGCATCAGCTTCACGTCTTCTTGGACGTAACATGGCTCTCTACCTTGATGGCCAGGCTCGTGACACACTCATGGCCGCTTCATCTGTAATCTACGGTGAAGATCGTTCAGGTCTCTACTCATCAACTGCTAACGCAGCTGGTAACAACCTTTATGCTTATGGCACAAATGGTACATCACGTGCATCAATGACAGGAAACAACTTCCTCTCAACTCGTACGGTCAAAGACGCAGTCGAGACCCTCGCAACCAAGAACATCCCTCGGTTGGGTGAGACTTATGTTGCTTTCGTTCACCCTCACCAGAGCCGTCGCCTACGCGATAACTCAGAGTTCATCGAAGTAACAAAGTACGCAGCTCCAGGTAACTTCATGCTTGGTGAAATCGGTCGCCTCTATGACACAGTCTTCATCGAGACAACACAGATCTCTAAGGTCACAAACGGTGCCGGTACAAGCTACACAGCTGACACAGCAGTGGCTCCAGGATCAATCACCTATCCAACTGGCGGAGGTTACACAACTCCAGTACTCGCTACCGGTAACGGTAACGCAGACCGCTATTCAGCTATCTTCATTGGAGATAACGCATTCGGTCACGCAATCTCACTCCCAGTCGAACTCCGCGATGGCGGAATCCTCGACTTCGGTCGTGAGCATGCACTTGCTTGGTATGCAATCTACGGCCTCGGTCTTATCACCGATCAGTCTGTAGTTATCGCAGAAACCAACTAATTAAATAGGCGGGGCGGGGTTAAGCAAGGTCTGAAATTATGACCACACTCCCGCCCCTCCAACAAACCAACTAATCTAACAGGAGAATAAAAATCGTGGCAAAAGCAAAAGTATCAGACGTTACAGGACGTCAAAGAGAAGAACAACTTAAGGCAGTGGCTGAACAACAGGCTGCAAGGGCAAATGAAATTTCTATGGCTACACAGGCCAAAGCATATGAGGATGAAGTAAGTGTCACAGACCTTACCGTAAATCCAGAATCTCCTACCGTACTTGATGAGGTAGAGAGCGTTGGAGTTTCCCTAGCTGACGACCAGGTTGTCATCCGTCTTGCGGAAAACCTAGACCAGATGACATTTGGTGCAGGACAGTATTACTCTTTTGAAGCAGGTAAGAAGTACAAGGTGTCTAAGGCACTTGCAGCTCACCTAGAGGAAAAGGGATACGTCTCAAATCGTTTGTAAGAGAATCTAGTATTCTCTATAGTCCGCTTAACTCCGACAACCGCCCTCCTGTCGGAGTTAAGCCTTTTTAGCCTGACTAATCACCTTTTTTATAAGATGATTAGCACATAACCTTTATGGAGGATAGATGAGCGCCACCTTACAAGATCTCTCAGATAGATTGAGAGCAGAGATTGGTGATATTGCTCGAACCTTTATTGACACCTTTACAGGCGATGGGGTTACTACCCGCTATCAGCTTTCTCAGGCCCCTATTCAAGGCAAGACCTTAGTTATTAAAGTTGGGTCTACCGATGTATCTTCCTCAGCTATTATTGAAGAAGGCACCGGTATTTTAACCCTATCTACAGCTCCAGCTAACAATGCAGTGATCACTGTTGCAGGGCAGGCATACCGATACTTTACAGACTCTGAAATTGCCTACTATATAAACACCGCTTTCCTACAGCATGCAAGGGGCGAAACTACTAGCCTTGGTAGTAATATTACCCAGCTTGCATTCTTACCCGCTATTGAAGAGTACCCATTAGTGTTGCTAGCCTCAACCATGGCTATCTATACTCTAGCCAACGATTCAGCATTCGATATTGACATCATCTCACCGGATGGCGTTTCTATTCCTCGTTCAGAGCGTTTCCGCCAGCTAAACGAAATGGTGGAGATCCGTAGGGCTCAATACAAAGAACTATGCGCTATGCTTGGCGTAGGCATGTACCGTATTGAAGTTTCTAGCTTGCGTAGGATTAGCCGCCTTACAAATCGCTACGTACCTCTTTACAAGCCACAAGAGATCGATGATTGGTCACTTCCACAAAGAGTTATGCTTCCAGTACCTACTTATGGGGATCAGACCCCTCCAACACCCGTTATGTCTCAAGATATCGAGATGTACTCTGGTGATGATTTCAGTATGGAGTTTGGCTTTAGCTTAGACCTTACTAACTACACCCCAGCTTCTCAGATCCAACTATATACAAATAGCGATTACGCACAGGTAGGTAAGGTGGTTTTGGGTAACTTTACTATTACAAAGGTCACACCATCTGGTGGCACCTACCCAACCCTTCTACAAATGACCTTGCCAGGAAGCGTTACAAAAACCCTTCCAAGAGTATCTTATTACGATCTCCAGCTTACTGATCAGAACGGTTTAGTCAGAACCTACTTTGGCGGTAAAATCTACACGTTCCCACAGGTGACTCCATGAGCCCAACCGTATGGACCCCCACAGGCACTACAGCCCAAAATGTATTCACATACCAATGTAGCGGTACCGGTATCTGCACCTGCGGGTCATGCCAGCAAGCGATCTCTATTATTGAGCCTCCTGCTATTGTACTAACCAACCAGACAAATGCTATCCCCCCTATTTCCTACCACTTTAACCAACTTACCTCCAGCAATACCTGGATAATTGCCCATGGTTTAAACTTTTATCCAAACGTAACTGTTGTAGACTCAGCAGGTACCAATGTGGAAGGTGAGATCCGCTACACTGATTCAAACAACTTGACCTTAACGTTCACATCAGCATTTAGCGGAAGCGCTTATCTTTCTTAAGGAGAAGATGAATGGCACGTAGTTTCTTAACCCCTATTAACCTCAATCAACTCGAGCTTCAGAATGCCCGTATTCAGAACCTTGCTACGCCGCCTTCGTCTCCTGTTGCTGGTCAGATCTACTACGACACCACAGTAAACCAGCTTAAGGTTTATGAAGGTACTGGTTGGGCACCTGTTGGTGGAGTCGCTACAGGGGCGGGCGCACCAGCTACTGCACCTCTCTCTACTGGCTCAATGTATCTTGATACAACAAATAGCCTTCTTTATGTTTCTAATGGAACCACAAACTCATCTAACTGGATTCCAGTTATGCCATATGGCCTTACTGCGGACATGGCCGCACTTGGCACAGCTAATGCGCAAGG